CGGCTGCGCGGCAGGCTCAGGTGTTGGGGCTGGCTTCTGCTCCCAGGTAATGGCAGGACCCTTGAACTTGCTAGGCTTTACCAGGTCTAGGGAGAGGCGCTCAGTGCCGTCGATCTTGGCAATCCACTGCATGCCTCCAACGTTGTAGTTACCAGACAGCTCATCGCCGCCAACGGTAACACCCTTCCTACGGACGACAACCTTCACTGTCTCTCCAAGCTTTGGGGTACCGGACACACCGATAGGTCCAAACTGTTCAGTACGCAAAGACACCCGGATTGTCTGGACGTCGGAGTCCTGTCCGAAGTCGTTGATGATACCCTGGGCGTGGTTGCCAGCTGCGTCAGCGGAAAGGAATCCACTCTGGCTGATGACAGATGGCAGTGCAGGGCTGGCACTAGTTGTGCCAGCGGCTACCTTCACGACGCCCTTGGTCTTGGCCCCGCCGGCTCCTTCCGTGCTGGCTCCGATGAGGAAGTCTGTCGTTGGGATGACGCGAGCGGAGGTGACCTTAAGGCTGCGCTTGTTTGTTACATTGAAGTCCATGATCTGGCCTGGGTAGATCAGAGTGGCTTGTGGGTTTGGCGAGACAGAGTGGTGTACACTTAGCTTCTTGCCGTCGGGCGACGCGGAGGGAACCCCATAGAAGTTAAAGACAACCTTTTCGCCATTAGTTCTGGAACCCATCTCGATATCTGCAAGCTCACGCATGAAGTCTACTGGGCCTTGACCTGCTGTTACGTATGGATGTTTGGTTGATGTGCTTGTTCCTAGATGTTCGATTGACATGAACTTGATTAGTGGTTCTGGTGGTGGAGTTATAGTTGGGTAATCGCTTGTCCGCTCGAGAACATTTGCTGGGTCGTTAACGTCGAATAGATCATCGAATGCGTCACGGACTGTGTTGGTCTGAAGACCTGCAGTGAATACAGACTCCGGTGCCCTTGTGGCCGAGCCCCAGATGTACTGGTTGTAGTCGACATTACCAGTACCTGGTGTACCACCTGGCGGGACAAGAGCCGCAGGACTTAGGTTGCCATAATAATATGGGGTGACATAGAATTCGTAGCTCACTCCCTCCGACAGGATTGACATGGTTCGGTTAAGGTTGGTTGAGCTTGTTGAGTTGTGGACTTCGCTTGCTGAAGCAAAGTTAGAAACTGGACGTAGCTTAACGCTAAAGTTAAGTGGAACGTTGTTCGACATGCCGATGTCTAGCGAGCCTGCGGCAACATACAGATCGTATTCAACCTTAGCTAGTGGGCCACCGGGGTTAGATGAGATGATGAATCCGATCTTCCCCTTAGCGGATGAGCTTGTTCCGATTGAGAAGTTACCCTCAATGACTTCTCCGGTCTCGCCGTCCTGGAATGTATCGTATGTTCCACCTGAGTATTGAGCACGATAGATGTATACACACCCACTTAGGATTACAGTACCAGTCTTTACGCCGCTTACCTCTTCGTAGGTTACGGTTAGTGAATCTTTCACTCCGCTTGGGATTGCGCCGCTTTGAGCTGCCCCAGAGAATACAGACACCTTGCCAGCGTCTGGGTAGCTGGAGTTCACTGTTGCAACCGCATAGCTCTCAGATGCCTTTAGCCGGTCCTTGGCGATAGCGCCATCGATGACTGTCTTTGGGGTAACGTCCGCTGTTGGTGCTGTGTTGTCTACAAGGATTGTTGTATCAGTATTGGGGATGGCCTTGGCGCCCAGCTCAGGGCCATGAATAGGGGTGTAGTACTTGTTCAGGGTAGTCATGTAGTCCACCCCACTAATGACCACCTCGTTAGAGCTGGCATCGTAGTCGGTAATGAAGCCAGACTGAATCGTGTCGTAGCTGCTGCCGTTCCACCTCTGGATAACGTAGTGCTGACTTAGCGGGTTGATAAGCGGGATAGCTGGATGATCAACCGGTAGAGTGAAGTACATAGAGCCAGCGTCATTGGCATACAGCTGAACGCCAACGTCACGGGCGTCCTTGATTACTGCAACAACGTTGCCCTGCCAGAACTCGTCTGCAGCATTGTATGCGTTAGCCTCGCGGATAACTACTACGCTCTTAGCCGGCATTAAAGGACGGCTTCCCTGATGGTAATGCTTACGGTTTGCCCAGACTCCCCTACTACGGTGACTGATGATGTTCCGGGAGGGATGCTAAAGAACTCGTAGCTGGTTAGAGTTGAAGAGCTAGTTGACGTAGCGGTCTTGAACCTGTCTGTGACTGTGGATGCAACTGCCGTGTGCTCGACCTTTTCGCTGCCAAGCTCAACAGAAACAGTGCTAGACGTAGTAACGTTCCATGTCACGGTAGGCCAGGCGATTGTGGTACCAGTATTTACAACAGACAATGAACCACTGCCGGTGCGACTGACTGTAGACGCTGTCTCGAAGTACTTGTATGGGTCCTCAGCTAGCAGTGCGATAGTTACCTTTTGGGAATACCCACGCAGGTTATCGCCAGCTACGGAACCGCCATCGAGCACAAAGCGTGGCAGCATGAGCGGCCGAACCATCATGTACAGGCTGTATGTACCGCCTGTATACGGCTGGCTAAAGGAGAGCTTACGCTTTCCGTCAGCCTCAAGTGCTGGGTATGTGCCCACGTCTGCTGCTCTAGGCTGGGCCTGAAGCGCAAACGTTAAAGCTCCCATCTTGTCCCAGAAGTCAGCGTAAGTTGATCCATACACAGACAGCGAAATGTTGATCTGTCGCGCACCCAAATATGGGTCGTAGCTATCGATGCCGTCGACAAGTGGCGTGTCCTCCGTGAATGCGGAGATGCTCACGCTTGACATGTCAATCTGGTCAATTGTATACCCAGACAACGGAGAAGCACCCACGGCGTCTGTGTCGCGGATGCTGTTGATGTCTAGTGGTGCAGCGCCTGGGCGCTGGATAGTTACTGCTGCGCTTAGATCCATTATGGTGTCTTCCTTACCTTGCGTACCGCCTTAGAGATAGTCGACCATCGGCGGTCGGCTGCGCTGTAAAGCTGAGCAAGCTGCATGCTGTTTGTGTCTGATGCGCCAGCGGCCACCTGCCACTGCTGGAACCGAACTCGGTCCGAGATCAGCATGAACATGGCTTCCTTCTGGACCCAGGCACGCACTGCGTTAGTAGCATCGTCGTCGAGCTCGATAGAGGACGCGTCAGTCGTGGGCTGGGTGTAGTGCTTGTATCCAAACACCCGCAGTGTAGAGTTGTTAGGCATAACGAGATAGGGTGGCATGTGCAGCTTTCCATTAAGGAAGTCCCATCCACCATTAGCTTGGGCGTCTTGTGCAAAAGGTACAGTAAGAACGAACTTGCTATTGACGTAAACGTCGACGCGGTATACAGCGTCAAGCGTAAGCGTGTCGATAGTGAAGAAAGTGCCAACCGTAGGTGCTGTATAACTGACAGATTCATATGTCTCCTGCGGCCGGATGCGCGAGACTTCCTGGACTCCCCACTTAATCATGTCGTCGACTTCCGTGTCGCTCCATGTCTTATTGGTCCCGGTGTCACGCAGGTCCCGCCTAACAATGGTCCTGAGTGCTGATAGGATGATTGCCATAAAGTCTCCTTGTGGTTGCGGGGGCCGGGCCGAAGCCCGACCCCCACTCCCTAGTTACGATTAGAGCGTCGAAGCAACCGACTCCACGCGGAGGTATCGCGGCTGGCCAGTCGAGGTATCGCTACCATCGAACTCGCCGGTCGCACCCTCGCCACGGAGGATTGCGCCGAAGCGCATCTTGAAGCCAAGCGTTGCAACCTGGGCGATTGGATCGCTGTGGTCGCCGCCCGGAGCTACGAAGTAGCTCTGGAGCGTCTGGCTGTCGCCCACGATGTAGGCGTCAGGGCCGAAGAAGAACGACGAGTGGATGGTGAGAGCCCCACCAACACCACCGGTGTACGTCTTGGCGCTTGGCGAAACCATGAAGCGGACACCAGCGTACGCGCCGATTTCTCCGTTGAGGAGCTCGAGCGACTTGGTGTACTTCGTGGCCTCGAGGAAGCCGTTTGCGCTCGTGTCGGTCAGGACGTCAAACTCAACCGAAGGGTGGATGATTGCGCGATAGAACCCATCCGCGAAGGTTGGGATGTTAGCGGCCTTCATCTTGGCTACGGTCTGCTTGATCTCCAAGCCGGTGAGCTTGTCGCCGGACTGAACAAGCGAGCGGGAAGCTCGGCCTGCAGCGTAGCGAACGTTGGTGCCCTGGTTGATGACGTCGCGGATGATGTTGTCCATCGACTCCGTGGCGGCACGAGCAAGGCGCTCCGACGCGATTGCGATCAGGTCATGCGGGCTGTCGAGCTGCGCAAGATCCGAGATCTTGAGAACCTTACCGTACTGCTTTGGCACGAAGGACTCAGTTGTGATCGTGAGATCATACTCAGCCGGGGCGCCAGCCTCGGTAAGGGTGTCCGCCACGCCAAGCGGCGTGAGGTCTGGGTAGCGCGCATAGCG